TTGACAAACGCAACCTTTTTTGATATAGTAGAAGAATGTCAGAAGTAAAAAACTATAGCCTCGATTTACAAACACTATTCGTACAATTCATGGTTACAAACCCCGAACTCTATACAAGGGTTCGGGGTATTATCAAACCTGAATATTTCGACCGCGGAATCCGTCCTGTGGTTAAGCAACTTGTGGATTACAGTGAAGAATACTCGACCCTACCTGATATCGTTATGATTAAAGCGGAGACAGGGCACAGTATAGAGAAGTTGGATAACATAGCCCAGCACGAAGAATGGTTTGTAGACGAATTTGAGACATTTTGCCGACACAAGGCTATTGAGAAGGCTATTATCGATAGTGCTGATTTATTAGAGTCGGGAAAATATGGTGAAGTAGAAACTCGTATCAAAGAGGCCGTTCAAACAGGCTTAGCACGTTCATTGGGCACAGATTATTATGCTGATCCAAGAGGTGTTCTTGAACGGATGAAAGACAACAATGGTCAAATTACGACAGGTTGGAAGGCTCTTGATGACAAGTTGTATGGTGGCATAAATCGTGGGGAGATTACGATTTTCGCAGGGGGGTCCGGAGCTGGTAAATCACTTTTCATGCAAAATATGAGCTTGAACTGGGCCGAGGCTGGGCTAAATTGTGTCTACTTTACACTCGAACTAAGCGAAGAACTTTCAAGTATGCGTATGTATGCAATGCAGACGGATCGCAGTACTAAGCGCATTTTTAAAGAACTAGACGATGTTGAACTAGAGGTAAAAACAAAGGGCAAAAAGTCTGGAATGCTCCGTATTAAGTATCTCCCATCTGGATCGACAGTCAATGATCTACGTTCTTACTTGAAAGAACTTCAAATTCAAACTGGCAAAAAAGTTGATTGTATGTGTATCGACTATCTTGACCTGCTTATGCCAGCAACTAAAAAAGTATCTGCTGGTGATTTGTTTATTAAAGACAAGTATGTTACAGAAGAAGTTCGTAACTTCTCAATGGAAACACAAACAGTCACAGTCACAGCATCACAGTTGAACCGTAGTGCAGTTGAAGAAATTGAGTTTGACCACTCGCACATTGCAGGTGGTATTTCTAAAATTCAAACAGCAGATAACGTGATTGGTATCTTTACATCAAACGCAATGCGTGAACGTGGACAATATCAACTTCAGCTTCTAAAAACACGTTCATCTAGCGGTGTTGGTAGTAAAATCAATCTAGTATTCGATAGAGATAGTCTACGTATCTCAGATGATACAAGTGAAGGTTATGATGATGGTGACCAAATCTCTACTACACTAAGCGTGGTAGATACATTGCGTAAGAAAACAACAGTTAAAACACAAGAAGCAGATGATGATACTCCTGTGATGGATAGAAATACAGATGCATCCTCACTCAGAGCAATGCTCAAAACAAAATCCCGCTCCGCTTTTGACGAAACTTGATAAATACACTTAACGGAGATTTTTATCATGAAACGCAAAAGTCTATTTGAAGAACTAAATTCTGTATCTTATGACAGAGATAATAAACGTCTTGTTGAACAAAAAGGCGAACACATTATTGCTGGTGCCATCAATCTAATGGAGTTTATTGACTCTAATTTTGATGAAGACACTGCGGCTGACTTGAAAAAACGTTTGGTAAATAGCATCCGTGCAAAAGACCCTCGCAAATTCAAGCGTGGCATGAACAGTGTAGACAAGTAAATGAAAATTAGTGAAATTATATTACAGCAAGGTATTAATCGTAGATTTAGAGGTCCTCGTAAACCACGTCTAAAGCAAAAAGGCTTTCATAAACGTATGAAGGGTTTGCTTGACAGTGAGAACGTTACAGAAGCAGCAAAGAATACACACTTAGATCACGCAGAAGAACTAGTATTCATGCATGGTACAAAAGGTATTCAGCGTGTAGTAGGTACATTCGCAGAACTTCTTAAATCACTACAAGGCGGATCAGGTGAACACGCAGTAACAACAAAGTGGGACGGTTCTCCTGCTATTTTCTGCGGTAAAGATCCGGCAGACGGACAATTCTTCGTAGGCACAAAAGGTGTATTCGCTAAGACACCAAAATTAAATAAATCTCCACAAGATATTGAACAAAATCACGGTGACACTGTGAAGAATGGTGAGACTGTAAGCAAAGAAGGTCTACGCAACAAACTTAATGCGTCATTAATGCATCTTAAAGACTTGGGCATCGAAGGTGTACTACAAGGCGACTTACTTTTCACAAAGGGTGATCTAAAAACAGTAAACATCAACGGCGAAAAGCATATTGCGTTCAAACCAAACACAATCACTTACACAGTTCCAGCAGATAGTGAAACTGCACGTGAAATGATGGCAGCAGAAATTGGTATCGTATTTCACACAAGCTACGAAGGTGATGCACTAGCAGATATGAGTGCAAAGTTCGGCTTTGATGCAAGTTCACTAAAGAAAACACCTAAAGTTTGGTTCACAGATGCACGTATTAAGAATGTATCAGGTCAAGTTCAACTAGATAAAAAAGAAGCAGCGATTATTGCTAAAGCAATCAAAGAATTGTCAACAATGCAAGTTGATGCTAACGTATTCAATCAGATTAATGACAAGATTGGCGGCATCGATTTAATTCAAGCACTAAAAGCACATGCTAATGCTCCTATTCGTGATGGTAGAGCATTAGAAAATGATCCTAAAAAGTTCGTAGTTGATTTTCTACGTAGATTAGAAGCAAAGTTTGACGATGATGTTTCTAAACTAAAAACAGGTGCAGAGGGTCCTGCAGGACAGAGAAAACTAGTAGCGAAAGGTGATATTGCTAACTTTATTAAGAGTAATGAACAGTCTATCGCAGCTATGTATGCA